GATGACCAGGACCGCGTCATACATCTGTTCCGCCGCCGGTGGGAGGGCTATGTCAGCCCGTCGGAGATTGACAGGCACGTTAGGCAGCTGATTGACGCAAGCATGGAAAATGAAGGACTTAATTAACAAACATAAAAATCAAAACAATGGGACTTAAAACATCGGGAGGCGGTACAATTTACCTCTCCATCCAAAATGGGAAAATCGCGCGGCGCGTACAAGAGCCGACAGCGACAAGTAAGAGCCGGGTCATTGAGGGCTCGGGCAAGTTGATCCATGAGGAACTTTATGACAGCGTGGAGGGCATGCTGACGGGCCTTGCAACACGGGAGGGCAACTACGGCAAGGAGCTGATGATCACAATTAACGACCAGGTTGAAAGTTATCAGCTGCAGATTAAACTGTCAAGCAGCCCGGCCAGTGCGTTCCTGCGGGCATTGCCAAATGTCGCGCCTGAAATGCCTTTACTTATTATTCCGAAAATTCAGGAGAAAGACGGGGTCAGGCGCACGTCAATAATTTTGAGCCAGGGCAATAAAGGCGTAAAATGGGCGTTTACTAAGGACAACCCGGGCGACCTTCCGCCGATGAAGAAAATCAAGGTCAAGGGCAAAGAGACCTGGGATGATAGCGAGCAGTTAGAGTTCTTTGAAAAATTGATTGTTGAATACAGCAACACGCTGAAAGCAACGGGGACCCTTGCCATCGGTGCCGAGCCGCTGGATGATGACGGGATACCCTTTTAGGATATACCATCGGATGGTTACAGACCGCAGACCCGCCGCGCATAAGATGCGGGTAATTTTTAACACGTTAAACCAAACAGCCATGAGCAATTACATCATCGATACCAGCACTAAGCAGCTGACATTTTTAGACGCCCGTTTTTACCGTACCCAGTCCGGGGGCTTTGTGCCATCCGTGACAACAATCCTTGAAGCCTTTCCGAAAGACGCCGCCTTTTTTGCGTGGCTGAAATCGCAGGGCGAGAATGCCGACGCGGTCCGCGACGATGCGGGCCGCCGTGGCACCACTGTTCACAAACTGACCGAAGCATATGACGCGGGGCTGGAGGTCAGCCTGCTGACTGAAAGCGGCGAGATCGGCTACCGGATGAGCGAATGGGCTATGTTCGAGCGCTACGTGGAGTTTACCCAGCGATGCCATCCGCGAATCATCTTGAGCGAGCAGAATTATATCCATGACGGGCTTGGCTACGCCGGCACCATTGATCGGGTCGTGGAGATCGGGGGCGTTACGACGCTCATGGACATCAAGACGTCCAATAATCTGCACGCCTCTTACTGGCTCCAGCTCGCGGCATACAGAACGCTCCTGCACCGCGTGGCGGGCATTGAGGTCGACCAGGTGGCAATACTATGGCTGAACAGCAAGACACGCACAGAGGGCAAAAAAGGGGCATTGCAGGGCATCGGCTGGCAGCTCATTACTAAAGACAATACTACCGATGACATGGCCCTGTTTCTGATTACACAACAACTTTGGCAGGCGCAAAACGCTGATGCGAAGCCGAGGCAAGCAATTTATCAGTTAACACATAAAAAAGCATAACATGAGAGAGTTTTATGGTACAAAAGAGTACAATCAAATTGAAAAAGAATTAATTAAATTAAAAATTCTTAATAAGAACGCAAAATTTACATGCTGCACGGATAATGTTTTTACTTATGAGTATAAGCATAGACATTATTATCATGAATTTTCACTCATGACAGATGATACATTATTTGAAAAAATGCAAATAGTTGATTTGTTAAATTTAAAAAGGCTTAAATATTTTTCTCATGATGTTTATGGATATGATGAAACTGGCAAACAAATAAAATTTGGCGGTATATTTTTCACAAATGCACAAGACAACCCTCAACTGGTGGACGGAATCGTCACCATCTCAAAAGACGACCTTATCGACACATTGATCGAATATGTCAGCGAGTGCATCGGAACCGACGGCGAGAATGTTACGATCGACAAGTCGGCAGAGAAATTCATTAACGAATTATTTGAGAACATCGCAAAATACCAAAACAATGACACCATTTAGTATTGAAGCGTGGGAGCGCGGGCAGGAAGTCCGCACACGCACCGGCAAGACAGTACAGAACCTGACCCGTTACAACGCCTCGCCTATGTGCCTGGCGGGCACAATCGAGGGTGATGATGACATTTTCACATGGGACATTCACGGCATGTACCATCCGGCCATGAAAGAAAGCCAGTACGACCTTGTTATCTGGCATGACTTGTCCGTTAGGGACGAGGAGATTAATCGGCTTGTTAACATCAATCTGCTGTATCACGCTATGCGCCGGGCACTGCATAGGATAGCCCAGGAGCCAGACCGCGACAAGCGGGCAATCCTTGCCTGGTCGTACGAAAAGGCGGGGGACAGGCTGTCGGACCTCGAATCCGTCAAGCATTACCGCCTGACGAAAGACATGATTGATTGGGAGGTGAATTATTGGGTCAATCATTACACCGAAAAGCTGGCAACAAAAACAGATGCGAATGGAGCTGCGTGATTACCAGCTCGACATCGTCCGCCGCGGGGTGGCCATGCTGAAAGATTACGGCATGGTCTACCTCGCGATGGAGGTGCGGACGGGTAAGACGGCGACGGCGTTAAGTATCGCGCAGGAACACGGGGCGCAGAGGGTCCTATTTGTGACCAAAAAGAAAGCGATCAGCAGCATTGAGAAGGATTATTTAGCATTGCCGGTAACGTTCGCCATTAATGTCATCAATTACGACAAGCTGCACCAGATTGACGGGGACAAGTTTGACCTTATCGTCTGCGACGAGGCGCACGGGCTCGGTCAGTTCCCATTACCAAATAAGCGCGCAAAATTGCTTAAGACCATCGTCGGCATAAAGCCCGTCATTTATCTGTCCGGCACACCGACACCCGAATCGTGGTCACAGATATATCATCAGTTTTGGATATCGTCCGATAACCCGTTCCCGGAGACGAATTTCTACCGCTGGGCAAAGAATTACGTCGATGTCACTAAAAAGTACCTTTACAACAAAGAGGTCAATGATTACACTCATGCGCGGAACGAGGACATAAAAGCCGTTTGTGGACACTTGTTCATATCATTCACGCAGGAGGAGGCGGGGTTTGAGCAGGTCGTGGAGGAGGAAGTGCTGACGGTTGAGATGGGTTCCCAGACGTATGAGATTGCCAAACGCCTAAAGTATGACAGCGTGTGTGTCGGTAAGAAAGGCACGGTCATTGCGGACACGGCTGTCAAGCTCATGGGAAAGCTTCATCAGGTATATAGTGGCACAGTGATACTGGACGAGCCGGAAAGAAAAGGAATATACTTTGATACGACCAAAGCAAAGTACATTCAGCAGAAGTTTGCCGGTCAAAAGATCGCCATATTTTACAAGTTTATTGCCGAGCGGGAGATGCTGGTCAATGTTTTCGGCGATCGGATTGTGAACACGCCGGAGGAGTTTAACGCTACGGGCCCGGATCGAATCTACATCAGTCAAATACAAAGCGGGCGCGAGGGCATAAATTTGAGCGCAGCCGACGCCCTGGTTATGATGAACATCGATTTTTCGGCGGTAAGTTACTGGCAGGCACGGGCGCGCATGCAGTCAAAGGATAGAGACCGGCCGGCAAAGGTGTACTGGATTTTTGCGGCCGGGGGCATCGAGGAAAAAATATACCTTCGGGTACTAAAAAAGAAAGATTACACGTTAGAGCATTTTAAAAGAGACCTTGACAGCGAAACCATAAACCATTTTTAACATGATTGTAATTTTAACAGACGCACCGAACAGTTTCAACCCGCTTGACCTATTTATCATAGCGGCAATCCTTATCATTTCATTATCCATTAAGACCTGGATAAAAAGGGCAAAAAACAAACGTAACCGCAAAAATCAACAATTATGAAAAAGTACATCATTTGTCTATTTATCGCATTTAGCCTGATACAACCGGCAGCAGCATGCAGCATGTGCCAGAAAGTGGAGAACGCCTGGGATACTTTCTGGACATGGCTCGAGAAGAAAGCCTGCGAATCAGCGCAGTTTCATTACAAAAGGATAAGCGGTCAGAATGGGGTATGTGAGCATGGGGGGAAACACCAAAACAAATAACATGATTTACAGAGATCATTTTCAAAATTACAAAGGTTATCAAATACCAAAAGCGCAATTAATTATTGCTGATATTCCTTATAATCTTGGCAATAATGCATATGCTTCGAATCCGGCATGGTATAAAGATGGAGATAATGCAAATGGAGAAAGCGAATTAGCGGGCAAAAATTTTTTTGATACTGATGAAGATTTTAGACCGGCTGAATTTATGCATTTTTGTAGCACGATGTTAAAAAATGAACCAAAACAATCAAAAAATGAAACAGGCCAAAAAAATAAAAGTAATGCACCATGCATGATAGTTTTTTGTGCTTATGATCAGCAAATGTATTTGATAGAATTGGCTAAACGATACGGCTTAAATAATTATATAAATTTAGTTTTTAGAAAAAATTTTTCCGCACAAGTATTAAAAGCTAACATGAAAATCGTTGGAAATTGCGAATATGGCTTAATATTATATCGTGATAAACTTCCAAAGTTTAATAATGAAGGGAAAATGATTTTTAATTGCATGGATTGGCCGCGTGATAATGAAAATGAAAAATTACATCCAACACAGAAACCAGTTGAATTATTGAAAAATTTAATAAAAATATTTACAGATGAAGGAGATGTTGTAATTGATCCAGTGGCCGGTAGTGGTTCTACTTTAATAGCAGCCACAAGATTAAACAGAAAATCTTATGGATTTGAAATAAAAAAAGAATTTTATACAAAAGCAAAAGCATGGCTTGAATCTGAACAATTAATAAAAAAAGAAATAGCAGAATTAGGATTTGCAAAAACCAAGATTAATAAAATCATGCCGACATTATTTTAAATGCCGAAGATTATTATATTGAAACATACAAACAAGCAGATTAGTGGTTGGTTGGTAATATGCACCCGGTGCGTTTCTACGCTGCTGGGGTTATTTGTCGGGGTGGCGGAATGGTAGACGCCCTTAGGACAGTTAACGGAGAGTGGGTAAGCAACTCGCGACAATGCCCCCAATACAGGTTCGATTCCTGTCCCCGACACTGTTTTTTGCATAATTGGGTTTATTACGGACGGGGGTTTCTACCCCTGTCCTTTTAATTGACTTTACATTTTTCTATGCTCGAATCGAAAATCCAGCGCGGCATCATTAACCTGCTCGAGGCGGATGGGTGGTATGTCATCAAGCTCATGCAGACCAACAAGAACGGCATCCCTGACCTCATCTGCCACAGGGCAGGGCGCACCATATACATCGAAATAAAACGCCCAGGAGAGAAGCCCAGGCCCTTGCAGCTCGTCCGTCACGCACAGCTTGCAGCGGCGGGCATACAAACTTACGTCATGACCAAAATAGATATAAATGGAATCAGAGAAAATTCAGCGTCTCCTGCGCATGCACAACAAGCTATTAGCTGGGATCATTTGGACTGACAAGGAATGTTTGACAGCTGGGCACATTGCCGGATATATTGAGGCACTTGCGGCGCAGCTCGGTGAAAAAGTGGAGGGGTATCGCGTTTTTGATACGATGGTCAGGGATGGGATCATCAAAGAATGTCAGACCCGCTCAGACGAAAAGCATTACGTCCACAATCTCCCGCAGACGATTATCAGTAACTTCCCAAAAAAATAAGGACCATGATCGACCACATTTTAGAACTGCAGGATGCAGACATCAAAGTCATGCCCGTCAAGTCCGTCGGCACGGACATTTACCACATTCATGAATACCGCTCGAAGTTTGCGACAGGGTTGTCGGAGGAGGAGCACAGGGCATGGATAGCAAAGGGTTACAACGGGCTGGCTGTCATCATGGGCGAGGCGAACCCGACACTTTTGGCACTGGACTTTGACGAAAAGCATAACGGCGGCGTCCCGCTGTTTGACCGGTGGCGGAAACTTATCAGCCCGGAGCTTTACGCGCGACTGGTCATTGAACGCACCCGCTCGGGTGGGTATCATGTCTATTTCTTTTGTCCTACAAAGCCCAAAATTCACGCCATTGCTGCCAATGAGCAGGGGCGCGAGCTCGTGGCATTACGTGGCAATTTTAATGGCATCACATACTGCGCGCCGACGAATGGCTACACGTTCATTCAAAAGTCGCTGACGGAGGTCGAGACGCTTGAGTTTGAGGAGGTCATGCAGCTGATTGAAGCAGCTTACACGCTGAATAGTTTCACGGGGAACACGATCACACAGTCCGGCGGGTTAAAGAAGTATAGCGCGTCCAGGTATCCGTCGCCGCCGGTGAAATATGAGGCGGTCCTAAAAAAGTTTGACGCCGAGATTGAGGAGATGTTCATCCCGGAGCTGCTTGTTTCAATAGGGTGGTCCTATAATCAAAAGACCATCGACAGGCCCAGAGAGGGGCGCGGCGATCATGGTAAATTCATCGAGATGTTCCGACCCGGCAAGGCCGAGCACGAGAAGAAGATCCGCAGCGCGGCCTATTACTACGAAAAGAAACGCCTGTCCGTTTATACGGATGACCAGGGCGTTAAATTGCCATCCATCAACAACAGTGACGGGCTGGCGTCATGGTTGTCGCCGTACATGGTCCTGTATTACCTGAACGACAGGAACTGGGAGCTGACGTATCAAAAGGTCATTGAGGTATCAGCTGACTACAAGATCGATCTACCTGAACGCACGCCGATGGTCTATGCGACGCCGAACCGCGACGGAAGCCTGACGTATCGCCTGGAGATTATGGGGGTGCAGGAGTGGGCTATCAATGCAGGGTACAAGTGGTTCCGCCTGGCCGACGGGAATGACAGCCCTGTGAAGATTGTGAAGGTTGTGGATAATGTTATTTATGATGTCGAGGAGGCCGACGTTCATCGGGAGTACATGGAGGAGGTGCGCCGGTCGTATCCTGATGCGTCAGCTCAGCGGATCCTTGTCACGTTCATGCCCAGGATTATGTCCTACCTGACAGTGTTGCCGGTATTTGATGGCGAGATGCTGCGGGATAAGGATGACAGGTCTTACATGTTTTTTAACAACGGAATTGTAGAGATCACAAAAAGCCAGGTCAAACTGCACAGGTACCAGGACCTGCACGGCCACATATTTGCTTCGGACATTAAAGATATTGACTACAAAAAGACCTCCAGCCTGGGGGATTTTTCTGATTTTATCGACATTGTCAGCATCGACGAAAAGGCGACGGATTTTATTAAAAGCTGTCTCGGATACATCTTACATTCATACAAAAAGAAATCGTTTGCTAAGGCCCTAATGATTATCGAAGATGTCGAGGACCAGGAGGAAGCCAGAGGCCGTTCCGGCAAGGGGCTTATTGGGCAATTTGTCAAATACATGCGCAACACCGTCGAGCAAGACGGCAAAGTGTATAAGTCGGATAGCCAGTTCAAGATGCAGCGGGTGGGTGTTAAGACGGATATATTTTACATCAACGACCCGACCGCACAGATATTGATGCAGCAGTTTTACAACTTCATTACGGATGATTTCACCGTGGAGATGAAGGGAAAGACCTCGTTTGTGATACCTTACAAATTGTCGCCTAAACTGCTCATTACGACCAATTACTTGCCACCGCTGGAGAGCGACAGCGACAAGGACAGGTTCATTGTTATGGCCATAAAAAAGGTATTTAGCGCGACATATCGCTTTCAGGATGTATTCAAAGGGCCTGATTTTTTCAGCGATGAATGGCCGGAGAAGGAGAAGTTAGCCGTTTACAATTTTGCGATCGAGTGCATCCAGATGTACCTGCGTGATGGAATTATCAAGTATGAGAACATCGATATTAAGCAAAAAATGGAGCGCAGGCTGATATCAACGCTTGTTCCGGGCTATCTCATCGAGGTCATGGAGAACGCTTTTGAGTGCGCTGCGGGGTCCGTTAGCCACAGGATTTTTGAGGAAAAACTGGAGCCGTTCGGGGTTAAAATTGGCAGCGGTGAAACCCTTGTTTCGTGCTTTCAGCATACTGGGGACAGTATAAAAATATACTCGCAAAAGTTATGGGGGTATTGCCAAAAGGCATACTCGGCTAAAATATTGGACAAGTTTTTCGGCAGGAAATTGTCTTTTTTCCTGCAAAAATCAGGGTATAATTATATCAAAGAAAGAGACAAAAACGGGCGATTTTTTGAGGTAAAAATTGCTGCCATCAACGAGATAAATCAATGGTCGAAAAGGGAAAAAGTTAATGGCAGCGCGGAAAATTTAATGGCAGAATCAGGTTTAGGGGAACAACATATTAGTAATTTACCTAATGACTATCTCCCGTTTTGAAAAATCTGCCATTAATTTAATGGCAGCTGCCATTAAGAAATATTTTTTAATGGCGCTTGCAAGTAATTGAATTACAACAACTTACAAGGCATCTGCCATTAAAACCATTAAAATTCCTAAAAAATAATAAGTAAATAAAAAGTAAATAATATAGGTATATATATATAAGGGTTTGGACATTTAATGGTTTTAATGGCAGAACATCAAATTGATAAAAAAAATAAACATGTTACAGAACGAAAAAACAGTCGTCGAAATCGTCAGCGAGATGTGTCAGGTTGATGACATTTTTCACAAGTGCCGAAAGCGGGACAATGTGCTTGCCCGTCAGTTTGCCTGGAAGATCATGAGGGATTATTTTGGTTACACTTTGGTGCGTATTGCGGACCTGTTCACCAAAGATCACAGCACCATCATCAACGGGCTCGAAACAATCAACAACCTGATTGCCGTGAACGATAGCGTCACACTGATGCGCTGGCAGGACATCATGGGGGACGAACGGATGACCGTGATACTGGAGGAGACAGATAAGGTGGTTACTATGCTAGTGCCCGGGTATGTCGATAAGAGCGAGCTTGTCGAGCACATCAAAGCAGCCTATCCAAAAATCGAAATCCACTAATTAGCCACATTGTTGCTGCATGTAAACAATGTTGACTAATTTGGTCCGATATGGCTTATGACAGGGAGGAGATATATCAGCTTGCATTGCGCAAAATTGTAGAGGAGGAGTGCGTCACGGAATCAGAATTAAAACTGTGCTTGCCCATATGCCACCAGACCTGGTATGACTGGGGTTTCGATAAATCTGACGAGATAAAAAGGCTTATCCGTGAGGAAAAGGTCAAGATCAAGAAAAAAATGCGCCGCAACTGGCGCAATTCTGATAACCCGACCTTACAGATTGCCGAATTCAAACTGATCAGCGATGATGATGAGCTCGAGCGCCTGAATACCCAAAAAGTAAACCAAACAATCAACGTGCCCAAACCGGGCATTGCGTTATACATCGGCACAGATGCAGACGATCAAAGTGACGGCGACGAAGCCGATGGCCAGAACGGTTAAAGCTCTTTTAAATTCGGGTAAAAGGTACATCTGCCATGAGGGCGGCGCGCGAAGCGGCAAGACATTCGGCATTTTGCAGGCCCTGATATACTGGGCCGACAATAATCCGGGGACGAAAATTTCAGTCGTGTCTCATTCGCTCCCGCACCTGAAACGTGGCGCGTTTAGGGATTTCATGGAAATCATGAACGATTGGCAATGGTACAGCGAGGCGCAGCACAATAAAACGGACCAGGTGTACACATTCGAGAACCGCTCCTACATCGAGTTTGTGGGGCTGGAGGATCCGGGCAGGGCGAGAGGTCCGGCGCGGGACATTCTTTTTGTGAATGAGGCGAACCTGATAAGCAAGCCGCTCTTTGACCAGCTGGATATGCGGACGACGTTTAAGGTCATCACTGACCTGAACCCCGCTGATTTTGACTGCTACGCGTACCACATTGCGGACGGCGACAAGGCGGTCAAGGTGGTCAGCACATACAGGGATAACCCATTCCTGTCTGACATGCAGCGCGGCGTGATTGAAAGCTACCGCGACGCGGACCCGATGATGTGGAAGGTTTACGGCCTCGGCGAACGCGGAGCCAGCCAGGAGCAGATATACACGCACTGGCGGATATGCGAACAGATGCCGGAAGGCACTGAGACGTTTTACGGGCTGGATTTTGGATATCGTAACCCGACTGCTATCGTCAAGGTTAAACTTTACGATAATGCGCTTTATGTGAAGGAATTGCTTTACCAGTCTAACCTTACAACGAATGACCTTGCTGACCTTATGCCATCGCTTGGCATTGCGCCTGGAGATGAGATTTTTTGCGACGCAGCGGAACCGAAAAGTATTGAGGAGTTACACAGATGCGGGTGGAACGTGAAGCCTGCGGACAAAGATGTGTATGCAGGCATCATGAAGGTGAAAAGCCTCCCGCTGTTTGTTCACGGAAGTAGCGTAAATTTGATGCACGAGCTGAAAAGCTACAAATGGAAAACCGACAAAGACGGAACGGTCATCGATAAGGAACCAGTGAAGCTGAACGATCACATCGTGGATGCAATGCGTTACGCGGTGTTCACGAAATTAAAACAGCCAGCCCTGACATGGGGCGTCATGTAATGGCGATATTTGACCGGTTTATCGATAATTATCTTCGGCGAAAGGGTTTCAGCCCTAATCAGCCGAACCAGGTGATGCCCATCAACGCGTCCGCGGTCCTATCGCAATTCGACGCGCAGAAATATACGTCAGCGTACGATAACAACAGCGATGTCTATGCCATCGTTTCATTTCTTGCCCGTAAGGCAGCAAGCATTCCGTGGTACGTTTACCGCAAGAACGAAGGCCGAAAGGCTGCGCTATCGCTTGAGCGTTACAAGCAACTGACCAAAGGCGTCGGCCATCCTGGCGCACTGGAGCGCGCAATGATTGAGCGCAAAAACGCATACGACGAGAGCATGATCGCGGACAATTCAAAAGTCGCGGCATTGCTCAAGCGTCCGAACGGATATCAGGGACAGGATCAATTTTTTGAGCAACTTTTCGGGTTCCGGTTCCTTACAGGCGAGGGCTTTGTATGGGGGAACGATGGCGACACTGATGGCGAGTTCGTCGAGATGTTCATCATGCCATCCCAATACATGGGCCTCCTGCCAGATAAGAATGACCTTTACGGCGTGGCCGGATGGGAGTTACAGGTCGGCGTCGGATCGCAGTATCTGGAGAAGGACGACATTATGCAGTGGAAAAGCTGGACGCCAAAGTTCGACAGCGTTACCCGTGAGCATCTCCGAGGCGTGTCACCTATCAAGGCGGCATGGAATACTTACCTGATGGGCATCGAGGCGCAGAAAGCCGCCGCGAACCAGATGGCGAACGGAGGCGCGAAGGGCGCACTGGTGCCAAAGGCGA